ATATGAAAACTACTATCTTAGCGTTAATTTTGTTAATAGTTTCTTCAGTTTATGTTTTTAGTGAAGATGGTATTAAGCTAACTTTCTCAAAAAATTCGTCTGGAGAATTAATCTTAACTGTAGAAGGCCATACTACCCCTGTTATTATTAGAATTGGAGATAATACAGTTACTCTTTATGTTGAAGAAAATAAAGTAAATCTTGCCGCCCTGGGTATTAATGAATTGACTGACATTTCTGTGGAAGAAGTAGATACTGCTGCAGGCTCTAAAGCTGTAGCCGACACTCAAGCCACAGCAGCCCCTATACCCCCTGTTAATCCTCTCATTAGTCCAAATCCCTCTCTTACAACACCGTACTAGTTGATTGTTTTATAATTTCCATTATATTTGATTAATGAACTTATCGCTATGCTGTCAAAGCAATGTGCTCAATGACAAAGGCATCAAGTTTAGAATGATGACTGTTACGCAGTTCAAAAAAAAACCCAGAGATGAAGCTCTTAAAACTCTTTGTGAACGCATAATTATTAATTTTCAAACTCTTAAGACCACAGTTGAATTATGCAGAGATATGAATCTTGCAGGTTTGCGTATTGGCAGTGACCTTATTCCAGTAATAAACCATCCGGATCTTAAACTAGATTTTCACTCATTACCCATGCACGATGAAATGATGCATGCTATAAATGAAGCAAAAATAGCTATGAAAAATTCAGGGTTGCGTTTTTCAGCTCATCCTTCTGAATTTATAAGTTTAACTTCTGAAAACCCCAAAGTAATTGCCAACAGTATTCGTGACTTAATTGCTCATGCACTTGTGTTTGAATTGCTTGATTTACCTGAATCATATGAAGCTCCTCTGAATATTCATATTCGCAAAGATGGTGATCCTGAAATAATCTATAGCAATGTGATGCAAAGCTTGAAACAATGTCCGACTTGCGTTACCAAACGCTTGGTATTTGAGAACAATGATAATAAGAAAGGTGTGTGGAGTATAAAAAATCTTATTACTTATTTTCATGTTAGAGAGGGTATTCCTATTACATATGACAATTTACATCATGAAATGTTATCAGATGGTTTGAGCCACCGTCAAGCATTTGAAGCAGCATATGTGACTTGGCGCGGTACCATGCCTATCTTTCATTATTCAGAAGGTATTAACGGTACTCGCAAACATGCAGACTACGCTAAAAATTTGCCTTCAGATTATGGTTTGCCAGTTGTATGGGAAGTGGAATTGAAAGCCAAAGACAGAGCTATCAAGCGCATGCAGAAACAGTTGTTACTTGAAAGCAAGCAGTGAACCGCGTTCTTATTATTGATGCAACCAATTTGTTGTACCGCATTTATCATGTTCTAAGAAACACAAACAATGATGACATGGTAAGCGTTTACATGCGCAGCATTAACAAATATTTGCGCATGTTTGAACCAGATGTAACTTATGCAGTATCTGATAAACGACTAATACATGGCAAAAAGAATTATCGTCGTCAAGAGCAGAATTACAAACAAAATAGAGATAGTAGCATGTGGGAAACTGTGCATGCCGCAGAAGATGAAATTCATAATACCATGCAACAACAAGGTATTCATCTCATGTTTCCAGGTATACTAGAAGCAGATGATGTAATAGCATTCCTTTGCAATTATTTAGAAGGTACAAAGACAATTGTATCTACTGATAACGACATGGCTCAATTAATTAACTCAAAGGTGGATCTATATTCGCCCATTAAAAAAATTGTGATTAATCTGCAAAATTTTGATCAATACTTTCCTGTATCAATAGACAAATATTTATTATATAAGAGCATCATAGGTGATGCATCTGATAATATAGAAGGATTAGCAGGTTACGGTAAAGTTAAGGCAAAAAGATTATCAGAAAATTATGAATCAGATTTTAATAAACTTTCTGTAGAGTTACAACAGCAACAACTCAACAACATGCGATTGATGAACTTGAATCAAGGTTTAATAGAGCATCCTGAAGAGCGTGATTGTTATTTACAACAGCTTGCTACTATTGATGATCAGTAATATTAGCTGGAAGTGCCCAGTCATCAAGTACGAAACATTTCTCTATTTTAATTTTGTAAGTATCTTCCGTCCATTTTTTCATTATGTTAGTATAGTCTAATTTATTTCCTTTAATACCTACATACATAGTTCCATGATTAGTATCATACACCCACAATTTATTTTTATATTCAAATATACAAACGGCATGGCCAAAAACAAGTGCAGCTTTTTTACCATTTAAAATAATGTCATCTTCGTGTTTATAGGTATATCCAAAAATAGAGGAATAAATGTTAGGACTGGTTTCAGATTTTAAGACTAGGTTTGCTCTTGAAGCGTGAATTAGTGCTTCTAAAAAACAGGAATTTGGTAATTTAGTATAATCATAAGTTTTAAAAATACTGTTTTTACCTAGATGATAGCCAGTCTCCAAGCTTATGTAGACTGTTGTTAAAAACAAGCCTATTACAGCAAACCATTTAAAAACACGCTTAAGTTTCGTACAATTATTTAGTGGTTTTATTATAGAGTCTGAATATAATAATATATGGGAATGTTCGATACAGTAGTAATAGAAAACTTAAAATTGCCTAATCTTCCAAAAGATGTTCAAAAATATCTCGATTTGTGTCAAGCTACTATCCCTTCTGAATTTCAAACAAAAGACTTGGACAATCTACTTTCAACATATATTATAAATAATAAAGGCCAGATTTTTGTTACAGAGTATAAACCAACCGGTAAAAAAATATCTGCTGTATCTTTTAAAACTGGCTGGTTTAATAATAGATCCTTTCTAGAAAGGGTTTACTTTAAATTAAAAGCAAGAGGTCTTAATTATAAATACCCTGCTTCAAGATATGTAGCTGAGCGCAAGCCTGTACTAGTAAAAACATCATTTACTAATACATTTGAAATCTACACAAATGATATAATTTGCGGTAGATATGTTGAATTGAGTTTTTCTATTACTGCTATTAAAGGTAAAGTTTCAAAAATAGAACTAAGAGGGGCAAAGATTGAATCTGAAAAAGATGCTAAAAAACGTATTAAACAACAAGAAAAGTGGGATACAGATAATAATATCAGACAAAAAAAGAAACATGAGTTTGTTTCAAAATGGTACTACCCTCTTCTTAAAGAAACATATAACCCATTAGTATTTTTCTCTATAAAAATCATACAATCTTTTTGTCATTTTATAATAAAACAGACGTATCGTTGGCATGGCGTATAATAAATAATACATGTCAATTCAGTCAATAAATTATCTTAAATCAAGATTTGAATCAGGTGATGCTCCAACTTCTGCAGATTTTACCAATTTAATTGATACTACTTATAATTTTCCAAATTCTGCTGCTTCAGTTACTACAGGGCTCACTTTAACCCAAACAACCTCAGGAATCTCTGTATTAGTGAACGGTGAAACCTTGTATATTCCTTTGTTTAGAGCTGTTTAAACTACAGTTGATTATTACTATAAAATAGCATATAATACAGTATGCAAATGTTAACAGTAAAATATTGTAATAATAAAAAAACATTTTATTTAAATTTGCCTAAAAATATTATTAAACATCTTGGATGTTCTATAAATGATAATATAGTCTTTAAAAATAATAAAGATGGTAGCTTCACTCTAACTAAAGTAAACAACACCACAACAACTGGAGGCACCACGACAACAATAGACTGCATATTCAAATGAAATTTGGAATTAATATTAATGTCATTAAATTGTGGTACAACAATATTTTTATTACTTTGTATCTGCCTTTTGGCAAAGTTGGATTGTTTACCAATACCCCTGAAGAAGGTAATATATGGACAGGGATAAGCTTTCAATTAAAAACTGAATTAAGCTTCGAAAAATATGATTATGGTAAAATTTTTACAGCTGTCTTATTGGGGTTCGGGATTAGCATAACTAAAACACTGTACTAAAACACTGTGACTATTGATAAAAAAATAAACGATAAACTCGGGGAAAAAATTAATCAGATTATGGGCTCTGATGAACATATTTATTTTAAAAATAAATTTATAGATAAAATATGTCTTTTTGTTACTAGCTGGTATTATATATTAACTACAAACTTATATTTTAATATCAAATATTTTATTCAACGGCACACACGAGGGTTTGATGATTTAGACAAATGGAATGCTGCATGGTATATTGCAAGAAAATCTATACCTGTTCTTACAGCTATGAGAAAGGAATTTCATGGTACCAGTATAAAGTGGCATAGAGAAGATAGGTTTGGTAATATAATTGAATTAACAAAAGATGAAGTATTTGTTGACGACGATATACCTGCAGCATTTACCGAAGAAGAATGGAAAAATATTCTTGATGATATTATTTTTGCATTTAAATTTGTTTTAGATGAGGACGATTGTGGAGAAGAATTATTTAATGAACAAAATTATAAAGAAAGATATAAAAGACATAAAAGAGGGTTAAAATTATTAAGTATATATTTTGTAAATCTCTGGGATTAATATATGAACAGGGAAGAGTATATGCTAGATTATCACAATAAATTATTACTAGATCATTATCCAAAAATAAAATTTGAGACGTCGACATGTATAAACCCCGGGGATACAGATACAATAATTTCAAAAAACGAAGCAAAAAAAATTGGTGTTCTTACTAGACATTTATTTGATGCATCCGGTGGTATTACACATGCTGTATTTTTTGAAAATAAATTCTACGAACGGATAAATGAATAATGGACGTTGATTACAACTTAAACTATAATCACATAGGAGAAAGGAGAAGATTTAAACTTTCAAAGAAAAGGCGATTAAAGGTAATAGACAGCTCTTCATGGACTGAAAATGATTTAAAAAATCAATGGTATTTTAAAGACTATAAGTGCTTTTATATCGTAATATCTAAGTTTAATAAAGAAAAATTTTCCGTATCATGCTCAGGTGTTAATGTAGGAGATTATAAAGATTTAGAAACTGCTAAAGTTGCCGCTTTAAGCTTTTGTGATAAAATAATAAGATGACTACATCAACAATATTAATATGTGCTGCAGTATTAATTTATATTTTTTATCTTCGTGAAAGATTTAAAGATTAAGATTTTAGGTATTTTTCAATATTTTTCGTCAGAGCTAGTCTTCTTAGCCTCTGTCTTCTTTCTAAAGCTGTTACAAGAGTAGCTAGAGAAAGCGGAAAAAAGAATCTAAGAAAAAATCCCATATGATGCTCTCTGGTTAATTCATCAAAATAGTTCACGTATAAATCATATATACCACTAAAAACAATAATCATAGCTGGGGCAAATAATACCCAGAATATTAGATTATAGCTTTTATTAAAATGGCTTTTAATTTTATCTAGCATATAATTACTTAGTGAACTATACCTTTAGAGATGTAACTTTGAACGAAGAAGAATTTTTTGAACTAAAACAATGTGTAGGTGAATTTCGTAGGATTTGTAGAGATCAAACGTATAGATATCTTAAAGGAGGGTATTTGAGTTCTGAAGATAAGGTAAGTAAGATGAGATATAATATATCAGAGACATTAGTATCGTTTTTAGGCGAAGTTGAGCGTAATAATAAAACTATAGAATGAGGAGAGTATTTACCAAAATTTGGCTGATATGGTCCCGTACTATTGATCACAGAGTAGGGTTAACAGATTGTGATAAGCCTGAAATACCTACTCTTAAAGTAAGAGATGCAAATATTAGTTTAATCATTCGTACTCTTATAGTTCTAATTAATATTATAACATGCGGGTTTATTATTGCTAATATAATTCGACATTGGTAGTTGCTTTTCTGTTTCTATATCTTATACTACTATAGTTCACATTGATTGCTAGGTGGTTGTGTGCGAGGGTTGTGAACGTAATCGCCACCATATCCTAGCAAACGTTTTTCGGTGTCGTCGAAACCGCTATTTTTTTTATTGTAGTAAAGCTATGGTGTTAGATTGGGAGCATTACCCAACTTTTTAATACATGACCCAATAATATTTAACCCAGGATATCTTTTCCTTCAGAGACTAATTGACGCATTTGTGATAGTGATCTACCTGTCTTGTACTCAAAATGGGGATAATCTTTAAATTTTTTCCAGCTACCACCCCATTCTATATTATATTTTTCGGCTATTGTTGCCGCTTTACGATGAAAGGCTTCTGACTCAGAGGGGTTTATGCTGTCCAAATATTTACCGTTTTTAAAAACTCCCATATCAACCGCAATACCATAATTATGGTTACTATAGCCTGGTTTTGCATTTGTCACTATTTTACCAGGACTTGTCCTGCCCTGGGCATATATTTTAGCTTGCTCTTCCCATGTTCTGTTACCCGATATTGCTTTATATTCATAGCCAAGGGTTTTTGCTAAGACTTGACTTTCAATAATCCAATTTGTAAAGATCTGTTGAACCTTCGAATGTAAAGTGGCAACATTTTTTGCACTACGCTCATCTAGTTGTGTCAATTTAGTATTGCTATTTAATATTAAAGGCATTGTTTTAACTGGTGGTTCTTGTTCTATAGGCTTGTAATTTTTACGATTATTAGTGTTTCTACGTAGATTATTATCTCTTGAAGACCACCCCATACTAGTCTCTAAATAATTGGCCAGTCGCCGCGTCCTCTGCAGACTGCATTGTAGGAACATCAGAATATTTTGTCTGATATTCCTCTGATTCTTTTACTGGCACACATGAGCTTAGTAATATAGCGACTAGAAATACTAGTAGTTTCATTTTATTAAATTTTTTGTTTTATCCCATAAAGAGTCTGACTCTACACCATCTTTTCGCCATGAATTTAATACGCCATAATAAACAAAATGTTGTGCATCTATTTTATAGAGAACATTACCATGCTTATCTACGTAGTTTGAGATACCATCATTTTGTTTTAAATCAACACCTTTAAATTCTTTAAATCTTATCTTATATTGTTCTATTAAATTGTTATATCTATTAATACCGAATGTGGTAATTATACCGCTACCTTCGTCAGTAAACCCTATAATTCCAGAATTTAAATTGTCATAATTTACTGGTGTAGATGAATCAAAAGACGCTGTATTGTCATTTACCTTATCAGGGGTAATTGTTGCACACCCAACAAGTAAAAAACTACTCAGATAAAAGCTTACGAAGTGTTTCAATGTCTTTTTCCTTAATTGCTTTTTCTAATTTATTTTGAAAGTCTGTCTCTTTTTGTTTAATCTGTCGGTCTTTCATTTCTTTAGTATTCTTATGACCAAAAAAATTGTTTATAGCTTGAAATATTCCAGAAATGGCGCCTATAATTGCTTCAGCTATACCAGGCATTAGTTTACGTATTCGTCGGTAGCTGTCTTACAGCCCTTAGCAATTGCATTAAGAACATCAATACCAAGCTTTGCATCACCGTCAAGCTTTGTAAATTGTGCTGCATAGATATCTTTTACAACTGTAATATATTTGGCCCAGTGTGTTTTTTCAGCGGGAAGATAGTCCAATAAGGCCTTTTGTAATTGATCTGGTGTCGGAGTTGTTCCACGCGTTAAGCCTTCTACTATTGTTGCAACATGATTAATCATACGGGCCTTTTCTATTCTATCCTCTGAAGATACTGCTTGTTCTAAAACCACTGTACAAGCTAGAGTCACTGCTGGTGCAATATAGGGTAGGGCATTTTCTACAGCCTGCCTAGGTGTAATTGTTGTGCCACCGGTCTGACTATCACCACCCGGGTTTGTTGTAGTACAACCCGCTAAAATTGTGACAAGAGCTAAAGGTAAAAATATATTCATAAAAATACTTAGTTTAATCATTTAGTAATTCTACTTTTTTAGAATCTTTTTTCTCTTTTGTTCGACTAATAGATTGATCAATAAATGCTCTTACAGCTATTAAACCTTGCAAAACAAAATTGGCAATAATAATTGCCAAAGAAATATCTGTAATTTCACTAAATGATTTATATTGACCCAGATCTACCATAAATGCAGGTATAGCTGCAATTAAAAAATATAAAATAGCTCTAACCCAGGCACAATCTTTCATAAAATTATTTAGTCTTTCATTCATTCTATGTTGATTTATGGTATGCATATGTTATTATCAATGTATGAAAGGAGGAATGAATATGTCAATTGATTATACCAATAAGGATCTTCGGCCGAAGACGTTCTACGTTAAGATTGAGCGTTCTCGTAACGGTCAGTTTACCGTGAAGCGTGCTCGTGTTCTCGAGCCGAGGAATCAACATGCTACGCGCATTCGCCGCGTGGATGCTCGTGATCTGACCCGCGCCATTCGCAGGAGCGGTTTGCAGGTTGCCTAATTCCTCCGCCTGCGACGGTTTCGCAGATTTAAATACCGAGGTAATACTCGGTATTTTTTTGGCTTTTTATATAAATTTAGCTAATATTATGTATGAGTTATCTGATATATAACTGTACCGCCCCGCCTGCCGGGGGATTGGCTGATAGATTTAAAGGGCTACTATCCTGTTACGGCTTAGCAAAAGAATTAAATAGAACGTTTTTTGTTAATTGGACGTTCCCTTACAAACTAATAACAATCTTACAACCCAACGATATAGATTGGAGACCTAAACCAATACAGGGCTCATACAGAGAATATTTTCTAATTGACAATGACAACTTTAATCAATTTGTACCTGCGTTAAAAAATAAACAATTAAACAATATTTTTACCAATGATATTGTTTCTATAAAAACAAATATTAATTTTTTGAACTATTTTAATCTATCATTTGCTGAAACGTTTGAAAAGATATTTAAGTTTAATTATGATGGTTTAGAAAAATTTATTCAACCCAATACTTTAGGTATAAGCTGTAGATTTGGTGGCTCACAAGCCAATTGGGCAGGAGATCCAGATTTTAATAAAATTGTATCGTATGATTATGTGTATGAAGAAATTTTAAGAATAAAAAATGAAACTAAAACTGATAATATTTTTATTTGTTCAGACAGTAAAGAATTTTTAGATTTTTGTTCAGAAAATAAATTGAAATTTATTACTACTGAAGGTAGTTCTGAACATATAGATAGGTTGGGCTGTTCATTTGATGGGTTTAAAAAAAGTTTTATTGACTTTTTTATATTGAGAGAATGTGCGGCTATTGTCACGTTAAAAGGTGAATTCGCAAAAACTGCAGCTTTATCTAAAAATAAACCAGTTATTGAAATAACTGGGACTATATAATATATGGCCGCGGCTAAAATAGCATCAGGTGCAAATAGACGTAATTCTCATAATAGAATAAGAGTATTAATTGTTAATGGTGAGAGAAAAACAATACACCCAATATGGTACCATGGTTCAAGATCTGGTCACGGTAATTACATGGCTGGCTATTATGATAATAATATCATAGTGGAAGATAAAGACGGCCGTCCAATTCCTTTTAGACAAGTCGGTAACTTAATAAACAGTTGATATTCATTATTTTTCCTTTATAAATAATATAGCGGGGTAGAGAAGTCTGGTAACTCGTGACGCTCATAACGTCAAGATCGCTGGTTCAAATCCAGCCTCCGCCAAGTTCTTTCACATGGGGCTGAATGGATTCGATTGAATATTGTAATTCATGAAAGCAAGCACCGGGGCATGCCGGTTAACAATAGCAAACCTATAAATGCCGAAGACAACTTCGACATGGCGATGAGTCTCAAAGAGGCTGATGCAATTCTTGCTCAGCATGGCTTTGTAGATGCAGAAGCCGAACTCGAGCTAGTTTAATGCTCGATCGTCTTATTGTAGATTGAGATTGGTAAGGTAAGACGTGTTACAAATCTCTGACTTGGTGTGTTATAGTAATTACCTGCCAAGCGTATAAAATTACTATATATAGTATGTTTTGCTTAGTTCAATGTACTATGAAGCTCAACTAAGATAAGCTTGTAGTGTTTATGAATGAAAGTATTTAAGACCTGGGTTCAACTCCCAGCAGCTCCATGATTCATTTTTGAAACCCACTCGTAAGTAATCTTAAGACCGTCAACTAATTTTTGTGTCGGTGACCAGCCTAATTTTTCTTTAATTAATTTATTATCTGAACACCTACCTCTTACCCCCGTCGGCCCTTTGATATGTTTTTTTACTAATTTCTTCCCAGCTATCTCGCTAACAATATCTACAAGCTGATTAATAGTAACTATTTCTTCTGATCCTATATTTACAGGCCCGTTAAAATCGGATTCCATTAATCTATCTACAGCTTCTAAACATTCATCTATGTAAAGAAAGCTTCTGGTCTGCTCACCATCACCCCAAATTTCAATTTCACCGCCATCAACAGCTTGTGCTACTTTTCTGCAAATTGCAGCAGGAGCTTTTTCCTTACCATTATTCCATGATCCTCTTGGACCGTAAATGTTATGAAATCGTGCAACCTTACTATTAAGATCATAATTTCTGTTATACGATAAATATAGACGTTCACTAAAAAGTTTTTCCCAACCGTATTCACTATCTGGGTTTGCCGGGTATGCAGAACTTTCTTCACAATTTGGATTATTTGGATCTAATTGATTGTGCTCAGGATACATGCAAGCACTACTACTATAAAAAATATCTTTTATATCATACTCACGGCACGCATCAACAATATTTAAATTGATAGTAGCTGAATTATGCATAACATCCGCATCATGTTCACCAGTAAAGATATAACCCGCTCCACCCATATCGGCTGCAAGCTGGTAAACTACATCTACCGGTTTTTTGTAATCATAAAGCAACGACTTAATACCAGCCTGGTTTCTTAAATCTGCAACAACAAAATCATCTGCGTCCGTTTTATTATATTCAGGCTCTTTAATATCAACGCCCCTTACCCAATAGCCCCTAGTCTTTAGCCGCGTTACTAGGTGATTACCTATAAAACCACCTGCACCACAAACAAGAACTCTTTTCATTTAGTATATATTACTATTTAATTTAGTATCAAGATTTGAATTGATCTCTAAAAATAGCCAAAAATTCGCGGGTTTTTTCCGGTACAAAACTACAATCATAATTACAATTGGACAAAACAAAGCTATATGTATTACGATAACCTATCACTTCCTTCTCGAGATTAGTAATTAAATCTTGTTTGTTGCGATCCTGATACACGGATGCTGGTGTGTAAATTAAATTGTTTTTAAATATGGTTTGCACGTGATACCCAGCCCAAATATCGTCCATCCTTCCTACATAAGGAAGAACCGGGTAATGAGGCATTACCTCTCTCGATATAAATGTATTTTGACTGTTAAAGGGGGATATTCTATTACCACAATAAGGGTGTGTTGTATCAAACTTTACTAAAGGCATATGAGACAGACGCGCAATTGCATCTACATCCGGATCTCCATCCCAAAGGTCAGCTTGTATTAATACTTTTCTCTTTATTTTACCTGCATATGTTATTTTGTTTTTATAAGGCACTATTTCTATAGGGACGCCTCGATGCCATAAATGGTTATGATTTGTAACAGATAGAGGGTCAAAAACAAGATATTCTGTAGTATAATAATCACAATCTATCTCTTGACCAATGTATAAATTTTGACCCCAATGGTTATACGGTATATTATCATCATCTACCGTTGCCATAATATCTGCACCTAAACGATAAGCATGAACAAAACCTATATTTCTACGCTGAATGGTTTTCCACCCAATAATATTGCTCAATTCGGGATAGAGCTTTTCTTGTGTATTCGGATGAAGATAAGATACCTTTTTGTATTCTTTCTCTAATTTATAATACAAATCGTGAGGAGTTTTTGTGTCACCTACAATAATAAACTGCCAATTTCTAGTACGCGCTATTTCACAAAATTTTAATGTTGCAAGAGTCGGCTCATTAACAGTTGTGGTAACAATAATTTTTTTCATAGAAATTATAGAAGGATATTATAATGATATTGAATAAGGCATTTAAAATTATCAAGTTTTAAATATCCCCTAACGTTCCCCAGCTTTCAGTATTGGTTGAATGTATAAAGTTATTAACATATTTTACTCTATCATTAACTGGCAAGGCTTCGCCTGGCTCTCTAAATGACTGATTACTATGATCTAAATGGTAGACGCCGACATCTAGTTCAGCTGTTTTTTTTCCTATTAAAATAGGACGCTTCATTAAATTAGAATCTGCATAAGATCTACCGTACATCTCTTCTTCAAACCCTCTCATATGATTCCACAATGTTTTATGGGCAAGCTGAAAATCACCACATCCCACCGCTATGGACCATATATCACCAGAATCCCATAATGCTTGCCCACCGTGGGATGCATACACCGCTCGATGTAATGTTTCTTTTTCTAGCAATACCATATCAAACGTAAAATCCGCACATTCATATTTTTCCTTTGATATATGGCGTTTTCTTACTGTATATAGAGTGTCTAGATCTAACGTATTTTCATTAAAAGGTTCAGCTAAAATATCTATATTTGTGGAACATATCCAATCATTATTATCACTTATAGCTTGCCTTATACCAATATTTCGACCTATACTCTCTACTATCGGGTAATTTATAAGATGGGGAAATTTTTTATTAATAATATCTTTAGTTACTTTTATATCAATTACATTATCTTTTTTATAATTCATAGATTCGAGTAATGTAATATTATTAACACTCTTCCAATCAACCACATATACTTTATCAAATACAGTTGATAAATTATTCAAACATAGCTTTGCTCTATAATGTAAATTACCACCATAGTTGTCATTCCTACATACAATTGCAGCAGCTTTCATTATAAACGAGTTATGCTTTCACACCCTACATGTTTTATTGGTTTCTTATAAATTGACGAAAATTCTTTACAATTTGAACTTGTTGAGGGTGATCTATGATACATTACATAATCTGTTTCATTTGTGTTTAATTTTTCAATTATATATGATATGCATGTTTCCATGGTATAAAATGCAGTAGCGTTTTCTAACACTTTTGACCAATCAAATATAGTAAATGTGGAATATTCTTTTATTTCTATCTGTCTAAGTGTAGACGGTACTTCAAATTGCCAACTACTCTCGTCTCCAGGCCCCCCTATCTGTCTGTTAACTACTATATATTTTTCATTTTGGCTAAGCTTTAAAAGTTTAAATAGATCATCCTCTCTGTTTAAATTTCGGTTAAAATTAAAATAGGTTAACCAGTCTTCATGACCTAAGCCTGCCAACCTGTACTTGCTTAACATAACACCAGCCGCTTCGCCTAACTCCTTACACCCATCAGTCGAAAGAACAATACAATCTTGTTCTAAAATCTCTCCTTTACCACATGCTACATATGTAGACTTGTAATCAAAATCGCCATCTACATCTACATATTCAACTGAGTTAGTCAAATAACTTTTTATATAAAGATACTTTAATATTACTGGCCATATTACCCTATGACCACAGCTCACCAGCTTATTAGCTATTTTTTGACAAAAAAAGATATCGCCCAACCCTTTTGGCTGTTTAATTAATACCGTCTTCACGCTGTTCTCCCAACGGGACCCAGACTAGCATATGGTATAGGTTGCCTCCACCAAACTCTGTCAAAACTCTTGTCTGTTAAAATTTCCTTATCAAGAGTAATCAATTTTTCTTCAATTTCCGGACCTGGGTAATGTATAACATGTTTTTCATCTTTGTGACAAAAATCTAATACAGGTTGAGGAATTTGATTTATGGGTATATTATTTGCTTTCAAATAAGCCGCCATTCTTGTTTCAGAGTTTCCGTTTGCATTGTAAAATTCATTACTACCATAAAAGTTTGCATATACACTCATTACTTCTTTAGAACCAAACCCAATTCTGTCACAAACCCCACCGAAGCTTAATTTTTCCGGCAAGTATAATAAATTTTTATAAAAGTTATCCCAATTAAACGATGATCTACCTACCGGGTAAATATCTGCTCTGATTCTCATATATGCGTCAAATTCTTGAGAAAAATTAAACGCAAGCTCTAAAGATTTTTTTGAATTATACCATTGCCAGCTAAAATATTCTAATGGACAGCCATAGCCAGCCGGGTTTATAGGTAAAATTGTTTTCTGTGTTTGCTCTTCGTACTCAAAAATAATATCTTTACAGATATCGCCAACGTGATACTTTGCTTTTGGACCGTAAAAAAAATAAGTAGGCTCAACATTCCACGCATCAATAAAATGGGTTTTTATTTTTGGAAAACAAGCATCAAAACCTCTCAATGTACCTGAAAAACAAATTGCAACTTTAACCATATGTTATTATATCTAACATTATAATTTTGCAATAAAAATATCATTAAATTGTCGCATAACTGCTTGTGGTGTAAACTCTTTATACGCATTCCAATCTTTATTAGTATCTATAACAAATTTATTCAAAATACTATAGAGAGCTTCTTTGTTATTATAATATATGCCCTTATCCCCTAATGTAATAATATGGTTTCGCTCAGGCGAACCTTCAAATGTAATTACCGGCTTATTACAAAACGAAAACTCACCTACTGCAGCGCCAAATGATTCACCTTCATTACGAGCATGTATCATCGCATCACACGTATTAATAAATCTTCGCTTAGTTTTTAAATCTGCAAACGGTTCAATAAATAGTGCTCTTTCATGTGATATGAACCTATCTGTATTTGCAAATAAAAAATAATAATTTGATTTTTGCTTTAAAATTTGTTCTACAACGTCATTTACAAATGGTATATTCCAACCATATGGTCCACCAATACGACCAAAAACTACCGCATCTTTTGGTATTTTGAGCTGCTCTCTAAAAGATTCTTCTATTGAAGGCAGGTCAATGATGTATGGAACAAAGGGAAGTTCATTATTACTGCAATGCTCACTTAACCACTTACTTACATATGCGTAAACTGTGCCATGCGGGTCACGCTGCACACCTACAACATGTATAAAGGTCGGAATACTATCAATAAACCTGCCATCATCATGACGACCACATTTCTGAATATACAGAGCGTCTATCTCTCTCTCTTTGCATGCCTGTGTTAATAGGGCCATATTCTCTCTCCCCTCCAGCTCAACCACTTCTACTGCATCTTTAAATTTTTTTTCTGCTAATGGGTGTGTTCTATGATCATTTTTGTCACAAAACATGATTGATTTGTTTTTTAATACCAGTTCGTTATAGAATGCATAATCAAAATAACTCACACCTGTGCCCTGAATATCTAAATGTGGTTGATAAAAACCTATACGTTTCATAAATTTAATTTTTTTTCAATTTTTTCAAGCATTATTTGCGGAGAAAAATCTCTATATATCGCTTCAAGCTTAAGAGGGTTTTCTAAAACTGTTTGTGCATATCTGTCTCTATCTTCCGCCAAAGAACATATAGCTGCAACATACTTTTCCATTGTATTATAATCTTTTAAATACAGATAGCTTTTTTCATTAAAATATTCTTTTACTCTTTCTCCACCATTGTATAGCGGGATGCAACCAGCCTCAAACGGTTCAATAATTTTTTCTGTAACATATCCTGAGTGATAGCAGTTTTCAAAAGCTATATTGAATTTATAATCATGAAGTAAAAATACTTTATCTTGCTGAGTACCCCGTAGTGTTTTACCGGTATTATTATGTAAGGTACCATAACTATCAACCTGTATTTTTTGTTGCAATAAATTAAACAGCTGTAGCCTGTCTTCTATTGGATTATTATTAAGGAACAAACAAAATTTTCTATTTGTCAAAAAGCGTTCTCTATTTTTAGTAATTTTATCTAATGTTATACTGTAACACGGGTTGCTTGGAAGCGAGCGAGGCTGTGACTTATTAAACCAATTAGTATGGAGAACCCATAATGGCATAAAAATTTCTTTTTGTTCATCTGTATAATGGGAGAGAGTTATAGTAGAATCATTATAGTGTGACAAATGCGTTTTTGAGCGAGTCTTGTGTTCACCAGAGAATAAAATTTTCTTACAGTTGTATTGGGTGTAGCTATTACCAAAAACGCTATATAGGAGTAAATCAGGGTTTGCTTGATCAATAACAACGTTATATTTCAGACCAAACAAGTCAGTAAAATAATTGTCATGGGGATTAAATTCATAAGATAAATCTCCTGCAGACGATCTGTCCACATACCCCCACATGTCCGCAAAAGCTATTTTTAGGGTCAATTTCAACACATTATTATATTACTACCTCTTCAAAAAACTATGTTGAAAATTATAGACTTATATTATACTAATGTATGAAGTTTTTTTGTCTTCATCACCCTTTACTCACTAAACGTTATGCTGAATTGAATAAGCGTTTTTTTGAATTAGAGATTAATGTTGAATGGGTTACAGGTTTTTTTCCAGATGAGCTAACTCTGCCATCAATGCACACTTTTAAAAATATTAACGAATATTCCTTGTACAAAAAACACGAATATTGTATTGCTAAGCAGGTTGATCATGCTTCTCCCTATGTATGCATATTAGAGGATGATGTGATATTGCCCGATGATTTTGTTCAGTTTATAGCAAATTGTATAACCGAGTTTGAAGGTGTTAGTGGTGATATATTGTTTCCTGGATCATGTTGCGGCATATCTGTCACAGATACAATACCAAATAAAACAGTATACTATCATCCAGATTATTTGTCAAGATGTGCACACTGTTATATATTGCCCCTTAAAACATCAAAATTGATTGTTAAAGACTACCAAGAAAACTTTGAAGCTGCTGATTTTAAGCTGAACACTCTCATTAAAAAATATAATTTAAGATGTTGCCACACAGAGCCAAGTATAAAACAGCGTACAAATGAACACCTATTGCCTTCCACTGTGCAGATATGAATAAACCATTTATTTTCTTTAATCACAGTGGCATAGGAGACGTAATTCTAACTAAACCATTTTGTAAACAAATTAAAGAATTATTAAATATTGAAAACATTTTTTATGCGCACAAACACGATGTTAAAATAACTGCTGACCTGTGTGATTATTTTAGTATTGACAACATACCTGTTAACGCTCATGACACGGTAGTTCAAACAAAAGACGCAACGTATTTCAACACTTTCTTTGCGTTTAACTCTAACATAGCTTCTGTTTCAAATAAAGATACATCCCGGTGTTATTACGAATTTCTTTTGGATGGTTTTAACTATAATTTAAAACTTTTTAGGGTTACTATCGATAATAATGTCGATAAATTAATGCTCGCCCCCTCTGCAATTAGTCACAACAGACTAACGAATTTATTTCCTAGTCTAATTAATGAAAAATTGATCAAGGTTCTTATATACAATCAAGCAACTTTTGCTGGTCAGTCTGATAATGTAGGCATGCAAACTCTTATAAGTTCAGTTGCTAAGCGTCATCCGGGTGTAGTGTTTTTAATTTCTCAGGACTACAACGATGAGTTACAAAATACAATTAATATTAGAAAAAAACTTTTTAAAACAAAAAATAATTTACAAGAACTTTCTACTATTAGTAAATTTTGTAATATTATAACCGGTCCTGCAAACGGTCCATTGTTCGCTTCCTGGATTAGACCTAATATTTGCAATAATCGTAAAACTTATATAACAACTATTACCCCTGACCTAGACAAGGGAAGAACACAATACTACGCAGGTCAAAGATCTAAAAATATTATTGCCACATCTACTATAGAAATGTTTAATCAACTTGATAATGTACTCGCCATTAGTTCAGTATAATGGTTAAAAGTAGACTTTAATTTGCTTTGTTTAGTAATTTTTTCGTAATTATTCATTAGGAAATCTTCTGTTACTTGATCCCAACTGTCTACAAACAAAATAGGACTATCTTTAAAATACACCAGAGGTACACTTTTCAGACAAACAGGTATAGTTCCTAAGTAAATGGACTCCCATATTCTATGACAATCGACGCTATTACCAGGAGGCGAGATTATAAATTTATGCTTCGCAACAATTTCTAAATATTGCTTAAATGAATGCTTAGTAAAGTCTTTGGTTATAAACGGTTTGTTATTTAAGACCTGTAATGCAGCAGTTCTCTCAGAAGTATTGGTGCTAATATCATAATTACAATATATTAACTCGTTCTTTATACTATTCATATTAGCCACACCAACAATTGTTTCTTTATTACCATGTGGCCATTCTTCATTTGCCATTCCTATCGGTATGGGTTGAAGCTTAGGATGAATTGCATGACAATTCATACCAAACCATTTTAATAAATAAAAATTATCCAATATGTCCCTGTAATTACCTGGCACTGCAAAATCCGATTCATGGGTAATAAGAACAAACGGAAAATTTATTTTAGGCAAAATATTTGAAACAAAAAAATCTAAATAATCAGTCTTAATAAAAAAAGTATTATTTTCTTTTTTTATATCTATAAAAGTCTTCTTACGTGAAATATAGTTGTTAGCTAGAGATAGAAACTTATCAGAAGTTATAATGCTTGCTGTGTTCATGCTAAAAATTTAGTAATAGCTTTTTTGTTGTGTATGTGCAGATTAAAAATTGGAATTACATTCTTGTTGTATAATAAAACAGGTTGTTTATCAAATTGTACTATTACGTCACCTTTTGCCAACAACGATCCAATATAGTGTGTTTGTTCAATATGACCTTCTGAATGACCGTTGTTAGTACCTCCCAGATATTGACCATAGGAAGCTGGATCAAACAAGCAGTTAAAGTCAGTAAAGTTTTCAGAAAATTCACCAACAGGCAGCGACGGTAAAAGTTTGAAATTTTTTTTATATTGTCTTATAAAATCAAGAAAGTTCATGTCAGTGATATATTCAAAATATAATCTGGTGGATGATTTAATTACATCTTCGCCCTTATATAACAGTTTTACTATTTTAAACAGTAAATTATATGCTGATTTGGCATCATTAAAATACATAATACCGGGAGCTGCAATGGTAGGGCCTACTGCACTAAACCCGTACTCACCCGGGTGTATAACTGATTTAAAATTTATTTTTTTGTATATAACATTATCAGCTTCTATATGGATAACATCATCAAGATTGTTTTTGTAAACAAAAGAGCAAAGCATTAATAACCGTAGAAAAGCATGATACAAAAAAACCTCAATCTTATACCGTGGCCAGATGGTTTCAATAAGCTGTACAGCTACTTGATATTCTTCAATTTTAGTAATTTCATCTTCTATAGATATTAATTTTACATTAGAAGGAACCTTGGTTTTAATTCGCTCTATTTCTGTATTTTGTAAAATAATATAACTTTGATCAAAAAACTTTGAATTATATTCTAGCGTTTGCAAATAATAATCAGGCATATGTTCATAACTATAGGTCTTTTTTTCGCTATTATTATTGTTAAAACTATTGTTTATGAAAACGTAAATTAAATTTTTCATACCAACCCGCGATGATGTTGAAATAGCTGAGGATATTCCGAGGTAGCAGTTATTACATGATTACCCCATTCTGATGGTTCACGTGCTATTGGTAGCATATATTTGATAGCAAGCAAAGATAGAATAGATTGATCGTGTCTATGGTCTTTAAAGTCTGAACAATTTTCCCCCGTCGTGTTTGGTTCATCCGTGACAATTCTGGAATCTTGACAATACGACAAATATTCATCAAGAAATGTCATACAAAAATCTGTTTTTATATAAACTCCGTACGACCCATCAACCTGTATACCATTTTTATATTCGTCGGTATTACATTTCATTAAATTAAAACAATCTGCTTTTACCCACTGTGAATTTTTCCATACATCTCCTGTGGGGTTACCATCTCTATTCTCAAACAACAAAATACCTCGCAGATCACGTTTTGCTATAGAAAACAGCACTGATGGGTCATTAATTATTAAATTGCCACTATCTATATAAAGAACACCATCACCATCATTTAGCTTTGATAAAACAGTTTTTAAAATATATGGCTTCCATATCCAGTAACCACACCCCCTCTTTAAACCTAGTATTTGCTTATTCTTTTCTTTAAACGTCTCATCTAGCGAATCTGGGGTGAACGACGCATGACCATCAAAATATTTCTTTGCAGAATCAACCAATATTTGTTGTGATCTGTAAAAACGTTCATTTGCAAAACTTACAAGTAACTTTTTCATTGAATTTTTAGTAATTTATATTAATATAACTATAGTGGAATTCAAGGTATTAGATTTTTTAAGCAGTGCAGTAAAATTGCACGACGCTTTTGCCAATAACAAACCATTTATGGCAGGTAAGCTTGGCAATTGCGAGCTAATGTGTTGTTATAATTTTTTAAGAGCTAAGCATGCTAATCAAAATCCTATTGAATGGTTACCTGTAATTGTTGACGAAATATTTTACAATGCTGGTGTTTTTCCGCAAACCGAGCAAGCTCGCATTGCGTTTGTTGAAGAAATTACCAATGCATTGAAAGTAGCTGACTATGTCGCTGCATGGAATAATGGTTTAGCAGAATTTGAAAAAAGATTAATTTTGAGTAATAATCCTAATGCAACATTAATTGATTTGTGTGCGCTCGAGCCATTTTATTCCGGGATTCCATGGAGTCAATATTTAAAAGATAAAAATGTATTGGTGGTATCTCCCTTTGTTAAGACTATTGAACAGCAATACAAACAGCGCGAAAAATTATGGAAAAGCCCCCTAGTATTACCTAATTTCAATTTACTTACATTATACCACCCAACCAGTAAAGGTATTTCTGGTGATAGCAACAAATATAATACATGGATTGAAATGATTGGAGATATTAAAGAAAAAATGGATTTAATAAACTATGATGTATGTATTGTAGGTACAGGTGCTTCATCCTTACCAATATGTGCTCATGCAAAATTGTCCGGTAAGCAATCCGTACATCTAGGAGGACCTACACAAATATTATTCGGTATAAAGGGTAAGAGATGGGACGAGGCACCAAATATAAATGTATTCTATAATGAGAATTGGGTAAGACCGGCACAAGAAGAAGTCCCGGAGGGATTTAAGAGGATAGAGGCTGGCTGTTATTGGTAGGAACTTCTGAATTAACTCCCATATAATAATTTGTTAAAGCTTGTTGATATCCTGCATAAGACCAATAATGTGTCTTAAACCATTCATCGTTAAAACACTTTTTTTCTAATTCTAATTCGTTTTTAAATGGGGTCCAATAACCTGCACCGCCTCCACGTAAGAGCAATACATTAAACAGATAATGGTGCCACATATCTACATCAAATACTTTTGGCTTCCAATAAAGACTATTATTAAATTCGTGATCTCCTGTAGAATATTGAGAACCGTCACCATGTTTAATATGAAATGTGGGCGGTGGCCATTTATTGCACAGCGTGGAATTACCTAAGCGCATACAAAGGGTTGCATAATGAACATCCCAACAAGGATGACCTAAAATATAGGGTGGAAATTCATTGCGGTATTTTTTCCACCAACTGGTACGTATACCAAAAGTGTCGAACCCCGCTACTTGGTAATGATCGCCAGAAATAGACTGAGTAAGAGTGCTTATAGGTTCTATAGCCAATCGACTAGCTGGATAGCAATCATGGTCTGTCTCTAGCATGTATGCGATAAATCTATCCGATACTATGATATCATCATTAGTAAAAACAAAATAATCATAATTTAAATCGGCAAGCCTATCAAACAATTCTTGCATAATAGGTATAGTTCTAGGAGAGCTCGGTACATATGTTTGATTGGATGTTGTTAACGAATGTAGCGTTTTTAATCCTTCGTGTTCTCGACCAGTCCTAGCTTTGTCTTCAAACTGTAAATTATATAAATCTACCACGTTAGGATACTTTTTCTTTACAGCAAGAAGTGATTCAATACAGAGATCTGTTCGAACAGACCTACCGAACAAATTTACACCAAGCGCTATCTTAATCTCTCTTGGCATGAAATCTCCACATATCTTTTAATAATCGTCGCACCTTTTTTTCGTCTGTATCCGGTACACATCCTTGCCATGCTGGCATATAACCGTGTTTACGCTTAAAAATCTCCACACCCTTGGTTATGTTTTCACGCCAATCTGTTCTTGGCCTTATAGCGCTACTCGCTTCTGAGCATTCAATTTCTTCTAGATAATCTGTACTATTAGCAATATCTGGAAAATGCCAATACGGGGTTGTAAAACCACCTTTGTATAGTCTGTAATCGTGATCCACATGTTCAAATGCATTGGTGTATTCCTCATCAATTAAACCAACCTTCTCCAACGCTTCTTTTGTATAATAACAAAAAGCACCCACGCTATGAGCATTAATGGCTATCTTTATATCATCATAATCTACTATGTAACGAGGAACAGGCGGCCCACCAGAAACTCCATTTTTATTTGCAGGACCATGATAACCAAAATTAAAATGCTGTATACCAGTTAAATTTCTCGCTTTAATATATTCATCAAATACATCACCATTCTTTACAACAATATCGTCTTCCATTATAAAAATATGATCACATCCTTTTTCTAATAGAGTTTTAAACAGTGTATTTTTTGACCTACCTACACCAACATTAACTTTATTATGAATATAAGTAAATGGTCTTTTAGATATTAATTTGTCAACATCCTGAAAATCCATACCATCATTAACGACAACAAGTTCTAAATCCTTTGGTATGGAGTTAAAGCATTTGAGAAAAAATATCGGTCTATTACACGTAACTATGCCTACACCAATCACGCATTAATTTTAGGATAAAATACTTGTATTGCAACTACATTTAAAGGTATAAATAACTGATATGCCCGCGTTTAACGAAGTTAACATCAAGCAGTTAAATCAAGTCGAAGAAATTGTTGATGGCGATTATCTTATTGTTGAGACTGAAAATGGCACTAATATTATAGATTTTAAAAATTTTGTCGTAGGTCCAAACAATGTAAGTTGGTATTCTTCTTTTGTTTCTCTTAGCAATCAAGTGGTAAAGAGTTTGTCTGCGCAAGAAGTGCTCATACCAACCCAGGTTGATATTTCCTCTAATCAATCTGCTTCCGGTACTTTTTTAAGTCCTAATTGCTATGTTTGGGTAGATACTACATCTTCAACTTTAACTGCAGTTTTACCCACAGGTGTTTCCAGAGGGCAATCCATAAGATTTTTTGATGTTGCAAATACGTTTGATAATAACCCCTTTACTGTATCAAGAAATGGCCATAAAATACAGGGAGTAGCTCAAGACATGACAGTAACTACCGAGGGAGCTGCTTTTGAGCTTGTCTACTACAATTCAACATATGGATGGAGAATCTTCACTGTATAATGGTTGTAGGGAGACAACATGGCTAATTACGCAAGTTATAAAAAAATATTATCTGATAGTTTCATAGATAATACCATTGATCAAACAAAAGTAGTGACTAGCGCAGGTGTAAGATGGAATACGTTTACCGTTTACAATGATTGTGGATTTCAATGTAGAGCATGTCAAGCAGGTACTTTACAGTCTTGTGGCAGGTGTTGCTTATGGACAGTACCAGATAAAATTAATACTGTAAGTTTTGAATTATGGAGTGGTGGTGGCGCTGGTCCTGGGTTTTCAGGGACGTTTTGTTGTGGCCTGAAATCTATTGGTGGTGCTGGTGGCAACTATGCAATTAAAACCATAACAACACAGCCTGGTTGTCAGTACACAATTTGTGCTGGGGGTTCATGGCCGTGTGATGCAAGCAACGCCTGCGTTGCAGGCCAAGGCTGTGCATCTTATGTAACTGGCTTTAATTTAAATAATTTTTGTACGCATGGTGGCTGTGGTGGGTTTGCTTGTCCTAGTACTGATGGTTACAATCCATCACCATCACCATGTGCAAATTGCGGAATTTGTGGTTTTTTTGATGCTGATTTTGGAATTATGGGCATGGTTGGAGGGCTTGCTGGTCAATCTATTTGTGGATGTATGGGTAATACAACTTTTACCGGTTCTGCACCATTTATAGGTTTACAATATCAAAGTTCAACATCTGAGTACTGGTGTAATTGTGGTTGTTTTATAAATTGGCCGTCAGGTGGAGGAATATCTGGTACTTCAAGTTACTGGGGATCATGTACTGCTTACGGAGGAACAGGAGGATCCGGTATTGTTAAAGTAACATTCGGCTAAATATCATATGGCTAATTATTCACAATTTTTAAAAATATTGCCTGATAGCATTCCTAGCAATACTATTACACAAGATAAACTGCAATATGGTTTTGGTGCTTTAAAAACTTTGTGGGTATATAATGAAGATGGATTTAGGTGTGATGCATGCTCTAATGGCGATGGTTCAACATTTACACTGTGTCAAGCTGCCGGTAAGTGTTGCTTGTGGACAGTACCAGACAAGGCAAAGAGAGTAAGTTTCGAAGTATGGTCTGGCGGTGGCGGTGGAGGCGGCATGAATTGCTGCTGTTTTTGCTCCAAAGGATGGCACGGTGCAGGTGGAAATTATGCAATTAAAACCATAACAACCTCACCAGGCTGTCAGTACACAGTTTGTGCCGGCGGGGTATGGCCTTGTTTAAGATCTTATGCTTGTATAGGTGGCCAAGGATGTGCATCTTATGTGACTGGTTACAATTTATCTAATTTTTGCGCTGTAGGTGGGTGCGGTGGATTAATGTGCAACGGTGATGCTTGGGAGCCAAGGTTTTGGGAAACCTGTGCTAATTGTAATGTTTGTGGTTTTTTTGGAGCTGATTTTGGAGTCATGGGAACCACAGGACATAAAATAGGCCACGCAGGGTGTCAATGCACGCAAAACGATGCAGTATTCACAGGGGTAGCGCCTTTCATAGGAAAAATGGGCATAACTGGTTCAAGTGGTCAATGGTTTTGGTGTGGGTGTTACATTAACTGGCCATCTGGTGGTGGTTACACCGGGCTAAGTTCGTACTGTGGTGATAATTTAAAATGTTTTAGTTCAGGGATGCAAGGAGGATCCGGTATTGTAAAAATTACATACGCATAAATTTATGTCAGTTTACGCACAGCACAAGAAAATAACCACAGATAACATAGTGGATAATGTTCTGTCTCCTGCAAAATTTACTGCAGGGGTAAATGTTTATTATGGTATTGATTGGGTATTTAACGAGAGAGGTTTATGTTGTAATGCATGTGCAGGTGATGGTTACTGCACTGAGCAGGCAAATGGTAAGTGTTGTTTATGGACAGTACCTACCGGAGTTTCAAAAGTTACTTTTGAAGTATGGAGTGGCGGTGGAGCAGGTGCAGGTAATTTGTGTTGCTGCTGCTACCAATCTTTAGGAGGTGCAGGAGGTAACTATGCACAAAAAACAATTTGTGTAACCCCAGGGTGGGAATACACTGTGTGTGCAGGTGGCACATTTCCTTGTCCATGTGTCAGAGCATGTATAGGAGGTCAAGGGTGCGCCTCGTTTGTAACAGGTTGTAATTTATCCAATTTTTGTGCAGTAGGTGCATGCGGAGCAGTTGCATGCCAATCAGGCGACACATATTCCCCTTACATAAATCAATCTTGTGCAAACTGTGGTGTGTGTAGTTCTTATGGTGCAGATTTTGGTATTTCTGGATCAACTGGAGGCATGACTGGTAGGGGATATGCATTATGTATAAAGCGTACCATTTTTACAGGAGCAGCTCCAATTATTGGCAAAAGACACATGGGATCTGGCTCTGAATATAATTGTGCATGTGGTTGCTTTATTAATTGGCCGGCTGGTGGAGGAATGTCTGGTCATACAGGATATGTTGGTTCTTATACCAATTGTTGCGCAGCAGGCAATATGGGTGGATCTGGCCTGGTAAAAATAACATATGTATAATAAATAAATTTATGAAGAAGACCTTCACATACAAAATACCCAATGACTATCTATCTGATGATTTTAGCGATGGTAAAACTGGTACTCACACATACAATGGCCAAGAATTCTTAACATTTCAGATAAGTAAAGACACAGGCAGAGAGACTAGCTGGTGTTTGTGGGATGAGAGAGATTTGGAGAGACCTTGCCCACAGGATAGTGTGAGAATAAAAGTTGACTGTAAAGAGAATCCCTTGTTGTGTGAAATTGGGAACGATCAAGGTAGTCCAGAATCACAAGCATTTAAAGCCAACAGGCAATGGGTAGTTCAATACCAAGCTCCAGCCGGTTACACCAGTTTATACAAGCCTGCAGAATATGAACCACGAGACATTTATGATGAATACAACATCACATACAACTTTGAAACAAAACAGTTTAATATACCAGTAAAAACTTTTGCAACCAATATTGACGTCAATGTTACCTGGGATGACATTAAAATACGCAGAAATGCTGAACTAGAGGCAACTGATGGTAAAATAAGTGATGATATGCCACAAGATCTTCAACAGAAATGGAAAACGTACAGACAGCTCTTAAGAGATCTACCAGAAGCGCTTGCTGAATTTCCTCCATACATTGCAGGTCAGATGTTCCCCAAACCTCCTATCAATTCCAGGCCTGGCAAACAATAATTGTACAGTATAATACATACATGCAAAGACTATTTGTTTTTGGGTGTAGCTATACAAAATACTATTGGCCTACATGGGCTGATCTATTAAGCTTAAATTTCGATTACTATGAAAATTGGGGCATAGGAGGAGTAGGCAATCAATGCATTGCACAGCGTGTGCATGAATGTCATTTAGCAAATAAATTTACTAAAGATGATACAGTAATTGTACAATGGACATCTTATACAAGACATGACTGTTTTTTAGATCATTGGCAGTCTAGAGGAAGCGTTTTTTCAGAAAACGGTGATAATAAACATATTTTTACATCTCAGTGGTTATCGGCCTTTTTTACAGAAAAAGGATTTCTACTAAACACATTATCCAATATTAGCTTTGTACAAGAGCTTTTGGCAAATACAGGTTGTAAGTGGTACATGACAAGCATGAATGATATATTCAGTCTTAATACAGATATTATAGATCAACGAAAAAATGTAGAATGCATGCCTGAATATGTTGAATATAAGGATAATGAATTATTTAAAAAATATCCAGAATTAAAAATATACACAGATAAAATTTGGAGTTATTCCAATTGGATTTCAGATTTTACAAAAATACAAAGAGATACACCCGATAAATTGTATTCATTTATTGATGATACCGTAGAGCCACTAGGGTATACAAGGTGGATAGATGTACACCCATCACCAGAACAGTTTAATTTGTGGTTGGAAAAATATTGTAATAAATTTTTTGATTTAGCCAAGCATTCTTCCGCAAGAATAGCAACAGTTGCATTGATTAATAAGATGAAAGCTGACAAGTTATTTTTATTTTTTGCTGATAGTCTTTTTCAGGAAAAAGATAATCCTATTCAACAATATTTACCCTGGTGGCCAGTTAAATTAAAAGGACTTTAACATATTGATTTCGTACAATATCGAAATATAATAATACAGTGAGATCGAAGGCTTTCTTTATTAATGGCGGTGCTGGTAGAGTGTTGTGTTCCATTCCAGCATTAGAGAAATATGCTGAGGCTAACCCAGAAGATGATTTTGTAATTGTGTGTGAAAGTGGCACAGATTTCTATAGAGGTCATCCTGAACTTCATAAAAGAGCTTTTGACCATTGGCACAAAGGTCTTTTTAATACTTATTTAAAGGATCGTGATTTAATTTCTCCTGAACCATATCGTTTGTGGGAGTATTACAACCAGAAGTGTAATCTGAGCCAAGCATTTGATATTCTTATTAATAACCAAGGCATACGCGAACTACCAAAACCGACATTAAATTTAAGTAAGCATGAGGCAGTTACAGGTTATAACATAGTAAAAGAGATCGAAAGAACAACAGGTCTTAACAAGACTTTAGTTATTCAACCTTTTGGTAGAGGTGTACAGAATGCAGGCGAGTTTATAATTGACCCTGGTTCACGAAGCTTCAATCTTGCTGATATTATAGAAATTATTAATGAGCTAAGAAAAGAATATTCTATCATTATAATGAGTGAATTTCCCATAACTCTTAATAAAACACCTGTTGATCTACCCCCGGTAGCAATGCCACAAATAGCTGATATTAGAATATGGGCTTCTGTTATTGAAGCATCAAACCATTTTCTTGGTTGCGATAGTGTAGGTCAACACATAGCTTATGCTCTTGGTAAATCAGCAACAGTAGTTTGTGGTGCTACATACCCAGAAAACATATCATATCCTGAGAATGATAATTTTGATATTATAGATTTAGGTAAAAACAAAAGAATCTATGTGCCCATAAGAGTCAGTATGGATGATGAAAGAGATAGAGTAAATGATAATACCATGGACATGACCCCTCAACAAATGAAAGATATTATATCTAAAACCAAAAAACGTTTAGGGCCTTCATCTAAACAAAAAATGGAGCAGAAGCAACACACATGCTGCGGGCACCATGGCCATAGTTATCAACACACACCGTTCACCTTCACCCCACAAACCGCGCCACAAGAAAAGCTAATTCTTTCTAAAGATAAATCATCTTGCTTTGATTGTAAGCTACTAAACAAACTATGAGCTTATGGATTGCAGGTGTGACACGCGGTCACAATGGTAGTGTCTGCCTTTTAAAAGATGGTGAAATTGTATTTGCAGTAGAAGAGGAAAGACTAAGCAGGAAGAAGTATGATGGTGGTCCTTACGCATCAATGGTTAGGATTCTCGAATATACTAAAAAATTAGATTTTCTAGTCATCGCACACACCCAGCCTTTGCAAGAAACTGCTGGAAAAGTAGATTTTACAGGTGATGATGTGTACACCGGGCTTGCCAGAAAATTGGGACTTATAGATCAAAAAGTCGATATGCCCCAACATCCTCAAGTTATTGATTTGAGCTATGTGCATCACAAATTACATGCTGCCTGTGCATTCTATAGATCTGGATTTAAAGAGGCTGTTGCTTTGGTTGTTGACGGCGCAGGTACATTTGTTCCTTTATTAATAGAAAATAAACCTGAAATGACTTGGGAATTAGAATCTATCTTTACATGCAATTATCCAGATAGTTTAAAAACCCTTTATAAGCACATGGGAGGTAATGGACCATGGGTAAGTGTGCATATGCCAGAGATGAAACGGTCAGATGAGGAAGGCGCCCATGAATTAGTATTAGATGATACAGCAGGTATTGTTAAAGCATATGAAGCTGTAACTCAATATTGTGGGTGGCCTTCAATTGAAGCGGGTAAAACTATGGGGCTTTCTCCATATGGAAAACCAAACAAGCATATACCTGAAATATATTCTGATGCAGGTTGTGGTAAATGGCGCACTACAAACCGTAATCTAATAATCCCCACTTATCCTAATGGTGCACGAGTAAATGAAGGTAGGTTTGCTGAACTGGAAGCTATAAAAGATATGCCTCTTGATGTAACAACATTACAAAATCGTCGAGACATGGCTTATGCAGTACAAACTCAATCACAAGCTGAAGTACTAAGATTAATAGAAAAGGCAGTTGATGTTAGTGGTATTAAAAATGTTGTTGTATCTGGTGGATATGGGTTAAATTGTGTAGCAAACTATTGGTATTTAAAGCAATTAAAGGATAAAAAAATTAATTTATATGTTGAGCCAATTAGTAATGATGCGGGTACTGCCATTGGTGCAGCTTTACTAATACATCACAGAGAAACTAAAAGTGAAAAAGTATTACCCTACGCAGATAGCCTATACCTTGGACCAAGTAGAACATATACACTTGATACAGTTAACGAATTAGTCGAGCAGGCAGAGGGTACTAAGCGCACAGTTAAATCTAAAGATGTTGTAGACTTATTAAGAAAGAAAAAAATTGTAGCTATATTTCAAGGCAGAAGTGAAAATGGTCCAAGAGCTCTTGGTAACAGATCTATACTTTTTGATCCCACGTTTGCTGACGGCAAAGATTTTGTGAATACAGTAAAGCGTAGAGAATATTTTAGACCTTTTGCTGGAACTGTTCTTGCAGAACATGCAAATAAATGGTTTGATATGTGTGGGTTAAAACAAACACCCCACATGATGTATGCAGTAGATTGTTTACCGGGCGTAGCAGAAAAAATACCAAGTATTATACATGTCGATGGTACGTGCCGTATTCAAACTGTTACTAAGCAACAAAACTTACATTTCTATAATTTAATTGAAGAGTTTTATAAGCAAACACAAATACCTATTCTGTTTAATACATCATTTAATCTTGGTGGTGACCCATTGGTAGAGACTTTGGAAGATGCTATTAGTACGTTATCTCGTAGTGATATTGAATACCTGTATCTTCCAGAGCATAGTTTGTTATTAACAATTCCTAACAAGAAGTCTGCATCTAGTAAAATTAAAAGATATCAGAAATCTTAATCTTCTGTATCTGTTGATTTGTGAAAAGGTAGAGCTTTAGATATTTTTTGAATTATACGTTTATCGTCTATATTAAGTGCTTTTAAACGCTTGCATTCTTTTTGAAATGCTTGGACAAACTCCGGAGATAAATTAAAGTTTCTAGGATAAAACAGTCTAGAAACTGTTTTAATAGATTTGTAACTCTCCATTATATTATAAAACGCTTTGTTGTAAAGCATGTAATATTTATGGCAAAATACCTTTTTCCTTTTGTGCTATACCTTTTTGTTCTCTCAGTAAAGATTCCATTTTGGCAATTTCGTCCATATTTACTAAGCTTTGATCCTCGCCATACATATTACCGTCTTCTGTTACATACATACTAATTTGATCTAATCTCTGTTCTACCGTTCCCTCTAGCACGATTATTGCGGGGCTATCATTGGGCGGAAAGAAGGGCGAAATACCCGTTGTTTGTAGTTGAGCATTAATTGCTTTAAAAATATTGTCAGTTTCAGTTATATAGAGGGGATCAGTCTCTCGAACATTATTTTGCTCAACTGGTCCCATTTCATCTCTTGTCATTAAAAATATAATGTCTAAAGATCTCATACTTTCACGAACTAATTTAATTGATTCATCAACAAAATTTTGTGAAAACCCTTTCTTGCCCTTCTCAAAAGCCCATAATGTATAAACAATATTATCAATACCACATCTATCATATGCAACACACTGATGTGGTGTGTATTGTTTTTGTTGATCTATCATAAATTGTAAAATTTGTTTCTGCACGCGCTTATCTGTTTTTTTACTATGATTATCCCCTCTCAAGATAGATCTATAATTTGGCTGCGGAACAATGTATTTGGACCACCTATTTAAAAAAGCATTTAATGTTGTTGTTTTGCCTGTACAAGCTGCACCGCTAAAGGCTATACGCATATTATTATTTTAATGTATATTATTAAAAAATCAATTATTTAGATTTTTTGAGAATGTTACCAAAAGTGGTAGGTTGACCAGCTTTCGGGTTTGCCTCATATTGGTCTTTATATCTTTTATAACGCTTGGCCCATGGGCCTGCCTCTGTTTCAGGTGTTGCAGAAGTTACTTCTGGTTGTTGACCGGTAAATATTTGTTTAACTAAGTCAACTGGAGCTGTTTGCCTGGTATCACGACTGGCCGACTTTGGGCCCCATCGACCATATGGCTCATCTGGATTATAACCTTGTGGATATGCCTTAAAATCGAAATCGTCTGCTTTTCCAGGTTTTATTTCCTCTGGTGTTGACGGAATTGGTATCAGTGGGAGAATATTTTTACGATCTGTATTTGAAGGCCCAGGCGGTGGGGTTTTCTCTTCTTTGCCTACATCTCCCGACGTTGTATTAGTCGGTTCTAGTGCTGGCTTTGTATTAGTTAGGGGAGATGGAATGTATTTACGAGTTTGTTCGGAACTATCTGGTTCTTCTGGTGTTTCTGGAGTTGCGGGTGGTTCTTTTGGAACAGCTGGCTGCTTGTTTGGCTGTGGTGCAGGTGTTTCAGGTCTAAGCGGAATAATCGGTGGAACTGGCACCACCTTAGGTTGTTTTTGTGGAGCCGGCTCTGCAGGCAATGGTTGAGGTTGTTCTTTAGGTGTTGGCGGTGCCAGTGGTGCAGGAACTGCAAATCCTTGTTCACCCGGCTTAAGAGGCGGCAATATAATATCTTCCGGTTTATAGCCGGTCGGGGTTGTCATAGGAATAGGTTGTTGTTTTTTTTCCCATCCCTTACGTATAAGATTATATCCACCCCACCCAAGCGCTAACCCAGTCGCAATAGCACCAACAAGACCACCACCACCTGGCCTAACTGTTGGTCTAGGTGTAGGAATTCTTGAAACAGGTGGTCTTAATGTGGGAGCATCTGCTCTAGCCGGTAAATTAGCTAAATTTGCTGTTGTGGTGGGTTTTGAAGCCGGGGTATACCCACCACGTGCAGTATATGAACCTTCAGTAGGAGTTGGTGCAGGAGAAGGTAGATTTACCGGGGAAGGTGTACCTCGAAGCTCGTTTAATAATGTATTAACTAATCTTTCGTATTGGTCCATACGCCATATATTTATGCTTATAGCGTATTGCTAAATTATACTAAATTAACGGTTTAAAACAGAGCCAAGCTTCTCTTTAAACTGAGTAAGAAACTTTTGACAAAAACCGTCAATAGCTTTATTACCAGCCTCAATACCTTCAGTACGAACAATATTGGTTAGATCGTTTTGATTTAAACGAACTACATAAGACTCTTTGCCACCATTATCACCTTCAATTTCAACAGAGATATGAACGTTCATATGTTAATTTATAATGCACTTTATTATTATCAACTATACTTTCAAAGCTTTATCCCAAATAACAAGTTGAAGTCTCGGACTAAATTTTAAGTCATGAAGCTTACACAATTCTGCTACCATTGCAGCTTTCTCTATATGTTCAACTCTACTACCACAACATGGCATTAGCCAAACTCTATTCTTTGGAATTAATACATCTGGATGCTCAATATATTTTTCGTACACTTCATGTAAATCAATTTTATTATTAATTACAAATTTAAAACCAGAACCCTGGTTTACATGCCAACGCAAAACTGCAGGTTTATATCTTTTTTCTTCTGGATCACCATTATTAGATAGCTTAGGAGATGTGGTATATGTTACCTGATATACTTGCCATTCATCTAATGGTTGAATTGTAGCATTAGTTTCAAAATCAATCTTAGGAATAAATCCATTGCGCTTAGCAAACTCCCTTATCAGTTCTAATAAAGCTTTTTGTTGTATCAGAGGCTCACCACCCGTTATTTTCCAAATAGCATTTTCTCGCAAATGCTTTGTATATCCCTCTTTATCCAACATATCCAAAATATCTGTAATAGTAAAACGGTTTTTTACTGACCAACTAATAAAACTATCACAACCATGTGGAGAATCTGCTGAAACAAATCCTTTGCAAGTTAGATTACACATAGATAGACGCATAAACACAGATGGTTGACCAACATATTCGCCTTCACCTTCTATTGTATAAAAAATTTTATCGTCGCTTAAAAAAATAGTAGTATCACTCATTAAGCTATATTTTAACTGCAGCGCCTATCTTATCAAGGAGGTTTTTTGTTATATTATACCTTAAATTACTTTGTTGATCATCACTTTGCAGATATTCAGTTTTTACATATATAAGGCACAAAACTTCTTGTTATTCTAACGTATTCACCCAATACCAGCACCATTCTTTGTATTCTTCGTCTGTAAAATTTTCGTTAATTTTATACATTTAATCAATTATATAATGTGTTTTAGTCTTTTCCAGAATAAATATATAGATGTCGAAAAAGGACAGAGCCGCTAGAAAAGCAGCTAAACCAGAACAAAAATTAATTAAATCTGATATTTTTCTCCACTTTCGAATTGATCAAAAGTTTCATTTAAACGACCATCATAAGGAATTCGCAGAAAAGGCATTAGATGAAAAAACCAATATAATTTTTGCTGATGGCCCAGCTGGAAGTTCTAAGACATATCTTGCAGTATATGTGGCATTGACTATGCTTAAAGACCATAAAATTGATGAAATTATTTACATTAGAAGCATAGTAGAATCTGCAACAAGAAAACTTGGCAGTCTACCAGGCGAAGTAGATGAAAAATTTAAACCATGGAGTATACCTTTAGTCGAAAAATGTGATGAGCTTGTAGGTAGACAGATCACTAATATGTTATTTGATAGTGAATATCTTAAATGTATACCTGTAAATTTTTTAAGAGGTTCTACATTTAGTAATTGTGCAGTTATAGTAGATGAAGCCCAAAATCTCGAGCATAGTGAACTTGTAACAATATTAACCAGATTTGGTAAAAACTGTAAATTGTTTGTTATAGGTGATTCACAGCAATCTGATATTCATAAGTCAGGCTTTATGAATATAATAAAAGCATTTAACACAAGCACTAGCGAGGAACATGGTATAAGAGTATTTCACTTTACAGAGCATGATATAACCAGAAGTAAGTTACTAAAATTTATAGTATCTGTGGTTCAAACTATTAAAATTATTAAAGACCCCAAGATGTCCCGCCAAACGGATTAGATAATCCTGGGGTAACTTTATTGCCCACTACTGCAGGTTGCGGACTATTTGCAGGAGCAGGTTGCTCAGAATTACCTGTTGTATTATGGGAAACTACTTCTTGTATTTCTACTGCTGGTGCAGTAACTGTTGTTACAATAGTTTGTTGAGCAGGATTTTCAAAAATAGCAAGCGCGGAATTTTTATCATGCTCCCAGACTTCTACCTTAATTACCCAACATCTATTGTTAGTCAGTTTTTTAATTATTGAATTAGCGGTGTCTAAGCACCATTCAGCTGTTCTCTCAATACCAACACCCCTATCCATTACTCTTAAATCCACAGCACCCTTTTCATGAAGTGCTTGAAAATCAGACAAACAAGGATCATCTGCTGCAATACAAAGTGTATGGTCAAATTGCTTTTCTAGAGCAGTCTTTAATTCTTTGAGATTACCAAAATCAACGACCCAATTTTTATTATCTAGGGAAGAACAACCAAACCAGAACTTTGCCTGCAATCTATAACCATGAACAAACTTACAATGACTATGATCTGCCTTCCATTGCCTAAATGCACAACTACCGAGATCTAAAACTTTTGTGCTAATATACTTCATACTATTATTTTATAGTATGTTTATATAATATCAAATATTATTCTTAGCTTTGGTTTTCCTTACACTCAGTACATCTACTACAGTCACAACCGTCTGCAGCATATTTGCAATGCTCTTCTGTAACTATTTTAACTGAAAATAGTTAGCTAATATATTGTTTACAGCTATATCAAAGTTTTCTTTCTGGGGGGTTGCTTTACCAGCTTTAGACAGAGCAATAGCTACAGCCTGTTTTTGTGGTTTACCTGCTTTAATTTCTGTACGTATATTTTGTTCAATAGTTTTTTGTGATGTTCCAGATTTTAATGGCATATATTACCTATACGTTAGTTCTAACATAATTAATTAGGGCATTAATTTCGAATAACTGCTCATCTACATTTTTAGATATAAAATCTTCATTTGAACCCAGCTGTTCAAACATAGCAACAAGTCTACCAAATTTAGCTCTATCATATCCTTTTAAATCCTTTGATAATATTTTTACAATTTTATTAAAGTTTTTTTCCTTCACAGCCTCATCGTAATTATCCTTTAAAGTTTCTCTTAAAATATTATTAGCTCTTACCAAGGTTATATATTCTTTTTTGCTTTCTGAATCTGGAGTAGCTCCACCGTATCTTATTATATCAACCATCCACACATTAAAAATTAACTTAATTTTTGCCTCACTATATCTTTTTACTCCATTTACTATAAACACAACCTTGCCCAGTCGTTCAGGATTATCTGTAATTCTAAAGTCAAGCAGTATAGAGTCCAATCCCTTTACCACAGGCTCTAAATTACCAACTACATATTTTACTCCATCCAATGATAACTTTGTACTAGTTATTTCGCCTTTTATTTGATAATTAATATTATTGTCTTTCTGATATTGTAATTTTGGCATCTTAGATATATATACTTTTTCACTCTTAAAAGGTATATGAGGATATTCCTTTGAGGAAAGCGGGATTTGTTTTATATCAATCAAATCTTTAATATTAAAACTCCTTAAAAATTTATTAACACGCGCAATAATATTATTCTTACCCACAGCTAAATCAAAAGGCTTTGTTAGTATTTTATTAAGAATACTTGTGCCCCTCCCTATATTAGTAAGCAGCTCTACTGTTTTGTCAGGCTTAATTCCAAAAATGTCTTCGTCTTCTCGGTCAGGCTGTTCTGTTGCCTCGTTAACATCACTGAACAGTGTTTTATATAACGACATTAACGTATTATCATCTAGCTTCATTTGCTTTAAATATGTCTCAATAAAGTCAGGCTCTCTACAATTCATTATTTGTACAATTTCAGGTGAAGTTTCAGGAATTCCAGACTGAACCAAGGTAGCTATTATTTTTTGCTTTATACCATCAAAAGTTGGGTTTAAAGGCTGTTGCTCTATTGGCTCAATATCTTTTATAGCTACTTGTTGGATAGGCTCGATACCTTTAGGAATATTTAAAATATATACACTAACAGCATTTCCACATTCTTCTAATACATAGCCTTCAAAGCTTACACAATTCTCATAACCAAAACAGGGGTTGGTAGCTGGATCTACTTTAACTCGAACTCTTTTCAATTTCGATGCTTTAAATGTATTTTCCATTAATTTGTCGAATAACATATATTAATTATTTATTCTTGAATATTCGAGGTTAGTTATATAATACTAATATATGTCTAAGAAGAAATTACCTTTTGCAAACCATAATCACCCACATACTTCAGAGGAAAGAAAGCAAATCATAGAAAAAGCATCCAAAGCATACGAAGTTTATATGGATGCACTAGGGTATGATTGGAGAAATGACCCTAATAGTTCCAATACCCCTTATCGGGTGGCTAAAGCATTTGTTGAGGATTTTGCATGGGGATGCTATAGCGAGCCACCTAAAGTAACAGCATTTGATAATATAGATAAATATGATGGTATTGTAGCACAAACAAATATCAAGGTAACATCATTGTGCTCACATCATCATGCTCCCTTCATGGGGTTTGCACATGTTGCATATATACCTGCTAAGGACGGTAAAGTTATTGGACTAAGTAAACTTAACCGTATTGTTGATTGGTTTTCACGTAGACCACAAGTCCAGGAAAACCTTACAATGCAAATTCACAAATATATTGATGAGGTGTGTGAAAAAAATAAGGGAGTAGCGGTAATGATTGAAGCAAATCATACGTGCTGTTCTAATAGAGGTATTCGACATGATTCAACTATGCGTACTGCCAGAATGTCAGGCGCCTTTTTAGATGACAAAGATAACTCTAGAAATGAATTCTATAAATTTATTGAGTTTGCACAAAACCGTAATTTAATCTGACTAAATAATTAGTGTAACCTCATCATCCGTGGTGAGCTCATAAATCCACCGTCGAGTATTTCTTGCGTAAGAGATTTAACCCTTTTTGCTCATCTTACGTGTAAGTATAGTGTAATAGTTGAATGTGAGCCAAAAGACCCTTATTATATTTTTTTAAAGCGAAAAGGGGCAATGGATTTTGTTGATGATATACTTTTACCCGGAGAAGAAAAAGGAATTAGAGTTGATACCAATTATATTTACGCTCCTACCGCTTGCGTTGTTAATAGTATTACAGTGGACAATTTAAATTATATCTTAACAGCTATTAGAACCTGTCAAGATTTTATGTCTTGATTAATTTTTACGTTTACAACACCGCCATTCTTTTTTATAAAATCCTGACTCAGTAGAACAGGGTTATCTTGTCCACTTCTATCTGCTAAGCTAAACGGTTCTTGATTAAATTGCATATTACCTACACTGCAATCCAATGAAACTACCGGTCTAGTATTGGTATTATTATTACCAGTAACGGTAATATGATCTTTTACCGGTAGGGTTATCTTCTTTTTATTAACAGTGGTAAATGTTACTTTTCCATCATGTTCCTTTACATCAGTAGCATGCAGTACATTATGACCGCTATTCCCAGTATCTACAGTGGCTCTTACTGTTCCAACATGTTGTATTGTAATGCCTTCTGTATTTCCAAGTATTTGCTCATAAAAATATTGTTTAAAACTGACCATATATTAAGTATTTATTAAATAAATATATAAAATGAGCAGAGCTGCAGAATTAACCAAACTTTTAGAAGCATATGAAAAAACTATGGTAAATGAGCTTAATCTAGGACCTGCTGCACAAACTCAAAACATGGTTCCTTCAACTAATACTGCTACTGTAGTCAAATTAACAGACGACAAAAAACCAGAAGGTAATGAAGATTGTGAGAATTGTGAGGATATCAACCATAAAGAAACAAATGGAGAGTCAGAGTCTGATATGGCAAAAAACGAGCTTTACAAACTAAACAAAGCATCCAAAGAGTTATATAATTTAATTAGTGATGGGGAAAATCTAGAACCCTGGGTTTTTAGTAAAATTACTGTTGCAGCTAGCTATATAGAGGGAGTCAAAAATTATTTAGAATATAACAAATTTAAAAAGGGCGGTGAATTTAATGGGGAAAAAGATAATCACGAGTTCGCGGTTGTATCAAGAATCAGAGATATGCTTCATGGAGAGGGGAAGGAAGTACTAGAGGGGGTTATACGTCAAGCTATTTTTAATTTAGAGGCTCTCACCACAATTCAAGAAACTAAGAAATAATTATCTATTATATTTTCCACCACGCGCCCTATTCATTTTAGTAAAGTCCACTCTGTCTACTATTTTTACCTGGTTATTACCCATGAATAAAACAAACCCCTCATCTTTTGTTTTTACATATGAACCATCAGGTAACTTATAAAAAGTATGCTTAGTAAGCTTTGTATCTAGGTTGGAAAGTAAGCCGTAAATTATATTTTTTACCTTCAACATATTATATGTTGCGGCTAATAAGTGATTAAAATTAACCATATTTTTTTCTATGTAAGTATTAGTAGCAGCTATTTTTTGTTGTCTAGCCGCTTGACCTTTGGGTGCTAATGACTCTAACCCTTTACCTAGCTTATCTGTTACAAACTTTTTGTACCCATCGAATAACAATTTAAAATTATACTGTTTTTTAGTATTAAAGAAGCCACTATCGTCTAAATCTAATTGCTTGTTAAGATATTGCTGTAATAACGCTAAGAGTTGACCTGAAGGTGAGCCTTTAGCAGGAGATATATATTCAGCATTAAATTCATCTGAAATCTTATTAATATTATCAGTAATAGTTACTATAGCGCTGTTTATATCATCAAAAATCTTATTATCAACATCAAATGATTCTACACCATAGTTACTACCTTTTATAAATGCTTTAGAATTATTGCTACTTGCGATTAATGTGTCAATTTTTTTACCCGCAGGTATTAACTTAATGGTATCCTTAATTAACTTTGGCTTAAAGCTATCATGTACTATTACACCTACATTTGATGTTAATACTTTATTAAAGATTTCTGATTTTTCATCCATTGGTACAGCGTACATTATTACATTAGGTTCAAAAGCAATAAATTCTTCATTGCCTATTCTAATTCTTTTTTTATCACTTGGTTCAGCGTATAGAACATCACCTTGATATATTTTACCAGAATTATCATATGCAGCTTTTAAATTATCTAATAAACTAATCATTTTTGATGCAAACTCAGGACGATCTCCTAAAAAAGTGTTTATTTCATCAGCTGTATGTAGTAATTTAGCATTAGGTTTTATCGTATCAGTTGCAACGTCTATAATATATTTTAACGCTATAAAAAATGACGATGTTTTAGGGTCTAAGCCAAATAAAATTGCTGGCGAGCCATCAATTTTGGCATTTACTTCATGTTCTGATTCATAGCCTCTAATTTTATTTGTTATACCGTTTACATGAGCTAAAAAGTCTTGAAAACCTGTCTTACCCTTTTCTATAGCCAGATCTTCTAAGTGAGATAAATGTTGTGAAAAATAACCACTCTTCTCTAGTATTACTGACCCGGAGTCTATATATTGTTTAAAAGTTATCATGATGCTAGAATTTCATACACACGTTTTTTATCCTGGCTAGATATATTAGGCAATAGGCTAGATATCTTATTATAATCTTTTGCTGCTAACAAAGACCTAACATTTGTGGCGGATGCTAAACGCTGAACATCTCTAGCATTAATTACTTTTACATTTTTACCTTTATAGATAATATTTTTGTCTGAATCAAAGAAATATTTGAATCTATCTATGTCTTCTTGACTAGCATATAAGTTAATTTCATACGGGGCGGCTGCAGTCTGTATTTCGTTTGAGAGCTTTAACGCATCGGGGGTTGGAGTGGGCGATTTTTCTGTAGCAGAAAATTGACCGTTATTAATAATATCAACTGTTTGATATATAGTCAAAACAGGAGATCTTACAATAGTTGCTATACTCAAGTTAGAAGGAAGATATTTTTTATAGATTTGCCATATCTTTATTGATTTGTCTGTAGTTATACCATCTCTTTCTTTTCCTGATATAAGAACATAAGCAATTTTATTTTGCTCTGCTAATTGTCTTGCGGTTTCAAAATGACCCATGTGGGGAGGTTTAAATGCGCCTGGAAAAAATCCAACAGTAGTTAAATTTTGTTCATAATAAAAAGCTTTAAACGGTTGCATTAGGTTTTCTCTTTATTTTAACCTCGCCACCAGAAACAGATTCTATTTCTAAATACTTATCTAATTCTGATTTAGGTATATATTGATAGTCTTGAGGTGAAACAACAAAAATGCCTGTGTGTGGAAAAATCTTCTGCAAACCAGTTGCACCAAACGCTTCTCTAACTAATGCAACTCTTCTAGGTAGATTAATATGGGATACTGCTCTTCTAAAAAAATCTAACCCTGATTTTTTGCCAAACTCTTTCGCTCTTTCCTGCCCCAGCTGTATGTCTAGTTGTTGTGCCTGGCGCTTTAAAAATTCTCTATCCGCTTCTGTTTCTCCATAGTATTTGTAAAGAATGTCGGTTAAATCATTCACCGCGGGCGGATGTGCAGCCGGGGTCACGCCATACTGTTGAAACAAAAAACGCTCCAGTTGAGGAATAGAAAAAATTATTACTGGTTCACCTTCATCAGCTGTACGTTTACCGTATCTACCTAAGCTTATTTCGTCGCCGAGTAATAAGCCTTTGGGCAGCTCTCTAAGATGTTCTAAAATATTCCTAATATATTTTTTTAAAGTCCAATTCTTATACGTTTGATTGAATTCCTCTAACTGCTCTTTCCATTTTGTAAGTGTTTGTGGTAGAGGTCGCTTAGCCTTAGGTTGAAAGTTTTTTGTATACCATCCTGTAAACACATTTATTAAATGTTGATTAACCTGTTGCTGACCATCTTGATCGAGAGCGTCATATGCTGATTCTAGAGGCTCCAAAACATTTTCTACAGCCTTTCTAATACCTGTCAGTACCGGATCATTTAATGCACCTGTCTTTACAGATTCACCAAATGGTATTTCTTTTACCTCGTATTGACCAACCGGTACTGTAACATCAATCGATTTACTAGTGGTGCCAATAATATGTTTACCATTACTATTTTTAAAAGCGTTTATTTCTTCTATTGTTTTTAACCCCGTTAAAAGATAAGCTACACTGTATTCACCTCTACCTACAGTTGGTTTACCGCTACCGTCTAATCTTACATAGTTAAACAATTCACCACTTATTTGATCCCAACGCGTTACAGGTGTAGTGGCGTTAGGGTTAAAACCAGGTATAACAGGTGCAACGTGAGTACTAGCAACCTGTCTACGCGGTTCTAGCGGTGCTGCAACCGGGGACGGCATAACAGCAGATTCATATAGATCTTTTAGACTTATATAAGACACAATATATTTATTATTTCGAAGTATTTACGTCTAAATTGATTGAGTCAACTTGCATTATTCTAACTATTCTGTTTAGAACGTCTGATGCATTTTTTTCGTTAGTATCTGGTAAATCTTTAAGAGATTTAAGCTCTAAATCATCAGGATTCATAAAAAGCGCTTTTCTCAATAAATTAATTAGAAATACTTCACCCTCAGGTGTTAAAGGCTTTGTTGCAGGTTGTTCTTCAGGAGCAGGAGCTGGCTGCGCTTGCGGTTGCTGTGCTGCAACTGGGTCTTGAGCTGGCATTACAACCTCTGGCACAGCACCTGGTGTCTGCTCTAGTAAAGATTCAAATTTCTTCTTTACTAAATCTTCAAACTTCATACTGTGGGCACTGAAGGGGTTGTTGGCGTACTCGTAGCTGGTGTACTGGGCTTGCCTACATTTGCGGCAGTCTGCTTTAATACATTAGCAGTTTCTTGAGCCTTTTTCTTTAAAG